GTATTTAGTGCTACAAAGCCTGTAGGTGGTGTGTATGCGAATGGTCTTTGACCGAAGTTAAATGCTAATGTAGGACCATTATTATAAAATGTAGCTGCTGGAAAATATTCTGTTGAAGTTGATACTGTAGATGTAGCTGGATTAGTTCCAGCAGAAGGGTTGCCACTATCAAACCAAGTGTTATTTTTGCCAAACCAAATTTTTCCATTAGCTTGGTCTATTGCAACTTGAACAATGTCATTTGTCGCAAAATTAGTTCCAGCACCATAGCTTGTACCAGTTCCAGAAATTCGTTTTAAAGAATCTACTGCTTGATTACTTTCAATACTAAATGAACCAGTTGTACCAACTAGAGCAGATAAACTTAATGTAGATGGAGCAATACCTACGGAAAAATAATTTCCACCACTTGACCCTGTAACTGCAACAACTTCAAAATATATTTTTTGACTTGATGGAATAGACATAGTTGAAAATATAGTTCTATCAACACTACCAACAGAACCTGTTGCCTGTAAATTAGCTTGAGTTACTGTTATACCAGAGTCTTTATTTAACGGATTCAGCGTTGCATAATTAGCCACAGTCGCACTTGTATTAGTAGGACTATCTGTCATAGCATCATACGTTGTTCCAGATGTGACAGAGATATTGTTTGTAGTCCAGTAGTTACTATTACCAGAGAAGTCTTTACCTAGTCCTGCATTAGAACCTGATGTAGTAGCTATGTCAGAGAATTTAAGGTAGAAGCCATTAGTGCCATAAGTGCCTGTGTATTTAGCTGCTTGCCATACGCCTGTCGTTGAGTTTGTAGAACCGAATGATGATGGTGTTAGGGCTTGACCGTCAATGAAGTTAAAGTCAGCTAAATATCCATCAAAAAATAATGCACTTCCACTACCATAAGCACTGATTCTATGAATAACATTATCATTCCAATTTAATTGAGTATTTTGAGGAATATATCCTGTTGCAGTAAGGTCTGTACTAAAAGGGTATTGAACATTGTTAATATAAACTTTTAATCGTTCTGTATTCGTTGCATTAGTAGTATCTGCTACAAAGACAACGTGATACCAAGCAGAAGGGTCTCTAAATATTGCGGCAGTTGTTCTACGATAACGTGTAGCTGATGGTTGAACATCATAATAAAATGTATTATCGCTATAAAATCCCATAAAAGCTATGTCAGAAGGATGTGCACCAAAAATTACATTTTGAGAGCCTAAATTGCCTCTTTTAACCCAAACGCTTAAAGTCCATGTTTGACGATTACCAGCACTTGCTGGTGTTCTTGATAAATTTCCACTCGCACTACTTCTAAAGCGAAGTGAGTTGTTTATGTTATAGCCCTGATTACCACCAGAACCTATAAGAGGATTATTATTTAATATTGCCATTATGAGTAGTTAGCTGTAAATACTGCGTGAATAGAACCAGTAGTACGCACTACATAATCTATGCGGTCTACTGCATTTGCTGTTGTGGTAAGTGTAGGTGCTGTGCCACCGATAAAATCCCAAAATGAACCATAAGCGAGTGTTCTTGAACCTGTGCCATCTTGCACGACAAAGATAGAACCTGACTGACCAGCAGTTAAGTTTGTAGGGTTAGCTAATGTTCTATTGCCACCTAATGTGACTGTGTAGTTGTTAGCTAGAGCAAAGTCAGGTGTAATAGTAGCACCATCTGTAAGTGTAGATATACTACCTCTTTGTGCTGCTGTCCATGATGATGCTGTATCAGGTTTAGCATAGTCTGTACCTGCAGTTGCATTTGCTAATGCACCACCACTATTAGCTTTTAGAATAGCTGTGCCTGAAGGAGGTGCTAAATAGTCTGTGCCTGCTGTAGCAGCAGTAAGACCAGTAGAGCCATCACCTTTTTGAAGTGCTGTACTAGAAGTTAAGCCAATGATAGTATCACCTGACTGTAATTCTTGTATTGTTGTGCCATTTAGCACTAATCCATAACGAGTTGCCATAATTATCCTTAACTTACTGTAACATTAATTGTTGAGCCACTTCTGTTTAATACAGGTAGAAAACCATTAGCTAAAGCAACGTCAGCAGTAGTGGCATCTCTTTTATAAACTGATAGTTTAGTAGGTAGATTACCTTCATAAATTGCTTTTTCAGCAGGGTAAGTCACAAATACATCTTTTGTACCTGCACTAAAATTAACTGCAGTTCCACCATTGCTAGACTCTAGGATAGTGTCACGAGATAAAGTAGTGCCTGAAGATGTGTATGTTCCTATACCTACTTCCCACTCATTTGTATTGGCTAATTGGATAGTATAGAACGTAGTATTACCATTACCAATAACAGAGAATGACTGAAAGCCTGTAGCAGCACCACCTAGTGGAACTGTGCCTGTGCCTGTGGTCGTAGTGTGTGATAAAGTAAATTACCACCTGTAGAAGCATCATTAATACCGATCCAACCTACTGTTCCCCATGAAGCTGTTGCTGTTGGGAATGTAACGTCAGCATTGTTTGTAGATGCACCGTTAGATGGTGCTCCAAATGTAACTGATGTTCTAGCGTAACTTGTTCCAGATGTACTTACTTCTGTACCACTAGCTGCATCTGTAGGATCTGAAGTCCATAATGATACATAAACTGTTGTTGGTGATGTATATGATGTGTTGCGTAGAGTTGCATTTATAAGTGCATTCTCTAAATAATTACTCATTTCTGCCATGATTTTTCCTTATGCTGTTGTAATTGAAAGATTGCCAGTGTATTCACTAGAATCATCTGCTGCTGTTAATGAATTTACACCTCTATCGTATAATGCAGCCCAAGTTTGCACTCTTGCGTCATTCATAAGATATGGTTCTGCTTCACCTAATGTTGCATACAATAATAGATCTGGGCAATTAGCCAAGAATACATTAGATGAATTTGTTGAGCTTAAATATGCAGGTGCTGCATAATAAAGCATATTTAATGTGTATGCTGAATCTGGAATAGGTGCAAATTGGAACTCTGCTGCCAATACAGTATATTTTGTAGGTACACCAGAGTCTGTTGTTCTAGCATTAGCAAAAAAACTTGGATTACTTAAGTATTCAATAGTAGATACTGGTGTAGTTTGTAAATATAATCCACGCATTGCTAAAAAGTCGCTTGGTAATGCAACTGTTTTATCACCAGCTGTCGTTGTAGTAGTAACAACCTTAAGCATAAATCTTGTACGAATATCACGTCTTAATCTATTTTCAGCTAATTGGATAAAGTCTGGTATTTGTGTTGTTAAGTCACTACGAGCCAAGTAGTCAGCTACTGTAGCCTTAAGATCTGTATAATTAGTAAAAGCCATTAGATTCTACCTTCTCGTGTTCTAAACACTTTATTATCTGGATTATTTAAAAATTCTTTGAAGCGTTTATTATCTAAAATATGAAAACCACGCATGACACCTTGTTTGTTAAGGTCATCAATAACTGTAAGTGGTATAGATGCTATTTTATTATCAAATAAATCATCACCCCATCGTGTATGTTTATCTTTTAAATTACGTTCAGCTAAATTTGCTTCTAAAATATCGCTGATGTCTTGTCTAGTTTCAATCACTAAACCTTCGTCTGTTGCATGTGCTACAGATGTTCTAAATGTTGTTGGTTTCATTCATTTACCTTTTACCTGTGATTTTAGTGAAAACAATTTTTACAGGCAAATATATTAAAATGTAAATACAAAAAGAATAACAGAGGTGTAGGTATGCCCCATCACCTCTGCATTCAATAATGGATAAAAGTCCATTAAACTTTCTACTACTCTGCCAAGTCAGCAATAATACCGTGAGCAGCTTCGTTCTTAACTTCTAGTGTATATTCTACTAAAAGTTGAGTTACATCAGCGTCACCAGTTTTTGCTAATTCGTTTGTAGCAAATGGTCGTAAGTATGCAATTGCTGCGTACTCTGGATCAAGAACAAACGCTACTTCACCGCCATCACCAGAATCTGCTGGAATGAAACGGTTAGGAACAACAGAAATGCTACCAAAGTCTGATAAATAAACATCAGCAGCACCAATAATTGTTGTTGCTTTGTTAGCAGGAGCTTGGTAACGTTGTGCAGCAATACCAGCAAAACCAGATACTACTTGTTTTTGTGTTGGTGTTACCATTAACACTTTAGGATTGCCACCGTTTGTGAAGCATGATTTTACAACTGATTTTAATTGTGATTCTTCAAAAGTACGGTCTGTACCAGAAACACGAGCAGTTGTACCACCAGAACCAGCAGTACCGTTAGTACCTAGTGATTTGTTTGAAGATAACCATGCTTGTAAACCACCTAATGTACGAGCAGTTGTAGCGTTACCAGCTGCATTTAATTGGTTGCTTAAAAGGATGAATTCCATGTCACGTTTGATTTCAGCAGAAGCTTTAGCTAATTGGTAAGCCTTTTCAGATTTACGACCAGCTTTGTTTACTGCTTCAAGAGTACCAGCAATCTTCACAGTTTTTTGTGAGATTTGTGTACGGTTGCCAAGACGTGTTGTTGGTGATAATGTTGCATCAGATGCTGTTGCACCTTCAACTGCAGCGTTAGAACCATTAACAGCTGCTAGGCTGTCTGTTTGCCACTCATGGAGAACACCAGTAGCTTTTGTTTTGCCAACTGATGACATAAATGGTGTTTCTGTTGGAGAAATGTTATAGATAACGTCTGTTAAATCCTCACGTTGACCTATAGCGGTATAGGTTTGATATGTTGCCATGTTTTATTCTTCTTTCTTATAAAAATTGTTCAAATAAAGCTGCTGCGTCACGGACATGTCCGCTGTTACGCAACTGTGCTTTCTGTTTTTTAATTGTTTCTGTATTGTTATTACTTGTAGCAGATCCAGCCTTAAGCATCTTTGGTGCTTCAGAAACTTTCTTTGTTACAGCAGGTTTTGACTTTTGAAGCTTGTCATACATCATCGCCTTGTGTAAAGTAATAACGTGCCTAGAATCATAGACGCTAGATAATTCTGCATCTGAAAATCCAAGCGATTTGCCATAATTGCGAATCTCATTACGGAGGTTTTCGCCTTTAGCAGGGTCTGAAAACTCTGGTAAGACTTGCGTTAATTTTTGTGCTTCCTGTGCAACTCTTTCTTGCATGGCACGAGCAGTTTCAGATTGTTGCAATTGTGCAATTCTGTCTTGCTCTGCTCTTATAGCAGCGAGTTGTTCTTTCCTTTCAGAAAGTTCAGCGACTTTAACAGCATATCCTATAGGGTCGTTTTCTTTAAGGGCATTTAAGTCCTCATTTGGCGTTTGTGAAACTATAAATTCTTCTATAGCTTGCAAACGTTGAGCATATGTATCACGAGCATACTTTGCCTCCTCAATAGCCTTACGTTCAGCCTCAACAGCTTTACGTTGTTCAGCTACCTCTGTGGTCTTTTTAGTGTAATCAGCACCAAGTTGATAACCTTTAATTAATTCATCAAGGGTGACATCTTTTTCTTCCCCAGCCGCCTTTACTTTAAAAGTCTGGGGTTGTTCCTCTTCTTCAACTTCGGTTTCTTCTTGTTCTTCAGCTTCTTCCTCAACTACTTCTTCAGCTTCGTCAGTTGCTTCAGCTTCTTGTTGTGGCTCTGCTTCTTGAGCCTCTGTTTGTTCAGCTTGTTGTTCACCTGCTAATTGCTCTTCCGAGTTTGCTGGGGTGTTCATTAAACCTTCAAAAGCATTGGCTGCTTGATTTACTGTAAGCTCGCCACTTCCAGAATCTTCTGGAGTCATGGTTGTTTCACTCATTTTTATTTCCTATAATCCTCTAGGGGAGGTTACCCATTTTAGAAATGTCTAAAATATCTTCCATGCTTTACTTTTAATTTCGCCAGTTTTAGCGATTGATTCCAAGTAAGACATAAGTTCGTTATAACAAGCTAATCTTTGATAGGCTTGTTCTCTAATATCAGACTCATTTTGATTTGAGTACATGATAGTTTGTAATTGGTTTTGTTGTAGTTCTTTAATTACAGATTGAAAATGTTCGTCATTCAGTATGCCAGTAATAGCGTCTACTTTATTGGACATTGTTCATACCTTGTGTCATGTTGTTAATTTTATCTAAAGAATCTACGATAGTTTTTGTCTGTTCGCTTCTTGTTTTTTCAGCTTGATTAGCAGCATCAGTTTCAATCTTCAATTGTTTAAGAGCTAATTCAGTGTTTTGTTTTAGTTCTTGTTGTTGAAGTTCTAATGCTTTACGAGCATTCTCTAATTGCATTTGCTCACGTTCTAAATCAAGTTTAGCAGCGTCAGTTTGTGCTTTAAGCTGTGCTTTTTCACGTTCAACCTGTACAAGAAGTTCTGTAGCTTGTACATTTGCATCTGGTTTTTCTGGTTGAGGTTGTGACAAGATTTCGTTTTGCTCTGGTGTAATCTCATTCATGAATTGTGCAGCATCTTTAAAGCCAGCCATGTTAATAAACTTGGCTAATGTGTTACGATATTGCATTAAGTTCACTAATGGATTAGATAAACCATATTGCTGAATGATTTGCTCTTGTTTTTGCAAGATCATTTGCATTGTTGTTAATTGTTCTTGACGTGTACCTGTACCTAAACCTACGTTAATAGATACATTGTATTGGTTATGCCATTCACGAGGATTAAATGATACATATTTTCCATTTAAACGCACCAATTGCTCTTTATCTTGATATTTGCATAGTAGGGTAAGGATTCCTTTGAAAAGCGATTTAACGCCTGTTTCTGCAAAGATACGAGCTATTAATTCAAGCTTTCCTGCACTTGCTTGTGACATTGCTGACACAGCAGCAGCTGTTACGTTTTGTAGTATGTTAGGATCAATACCATTTTGTGAATCTGATACACCTGTACGTCTTGCTTGTACGCCATCTAGGTATTCAAGCATTGGGAATGAGCCAGATGTTGTAGGAGCTACAGTTAATGGTACTAAAGCGTTAGGATTCTTCAATCTTACAACGCCACCAGCTGTAGATGTCAATAAATCATCAAGATTTACTTGTCCTTCTACTGCACCAACACGATAATTGTTAGTTAAGTAGAGGTTATCCAACATTTGACGTAAAACAGTAGATTTAATAAGCTGTAAATCGAGTGCACGATCAGCTAAAGACTGTCCGTAGAATTTATGTGGGATTGGAATTGGGCAAAGTGAGTGAAATGGTACATAATCACACTCTTCATCTTCTAAAATCTCATTAGAAGCGTATACAATGCGTCTTAATTCAGCAATACCGTCATTATTGTAGTCTACTTTTATGTAACATTCGTAAACTTCTACCACTTCCATAGATTGGTCTTGAGAACCCATGCTATTTGGCTGTTCACCTTGTGAATAACGAGCAATTCTGTCTGGACTAAACTCTAAAGTATCACCAGATTCTAAAGAATCTACTAATTTTTTATCAAAACCCATAGCAACTAACTCTGAACGAGTCAACATTCTACGATGTGCTACAAATGGTGAGTCTTGAATGGTTCTAGCACGTTTAGAAATAAGAAATTCTTCTGGTGGTACGTTTTCTACGACCACTTTACCTTCTTTTTTAGTGCGTTTGATCTTAACTTCGTGTTCACGTTTGACATTTTGGAAGACTTGACCAGTCATTGGGTCAGTAATTTCTTCTATTTCTTCTTCTGTTTCTTGTTCTACGATTTCTAAATCATCATCTTGCATGAGCATCATAAGCTCATCGTCTGTAAGTGATTCGTATTTTTCTTTTGTAACGTCTACTTTCTCATCCCAGTATGCTTTTACAATACCAGTTTTTTGTAGAAGTGCGTCTTTAAACCAATTATGTAGAATTAAGAAGCCATCGTTTTGTCTGTAGAATATCCAATTACAATATTCAGTTGCTTGTTGTGCAAAAGGTTCGTCACCATTGTTAGTAGGTTGGAATTCAACAACACCGTCTGTAGAAGTGAATACACGAATAAGTTGAGGCAAAGCTCCATCTACAACTTCTGCTACTTCACCAGTAACAATTTGTGATTTGCCTTCTACTTCGTTACCATATGGCTCACGAAGATAGTATTCAAGTGCTTGTTGACGTTCTGCAACTGTGTCGGTTTCGACATAGCCAATAGAATCATCAATTTCAGACTCGACAATGCTTTTTAATTTGTTAATATCCATTAAACTATCCATTTAGTATTTACGTTAATAGGTTTATTCCACTCTTCAGCTGGACTCTCATCTAATCCTGTAGCTAGATATCTAAACGAGTCTGCAGCATGTGATGACCAATCATGTAGTGGTCTATCGTGGAAAACTGCACGCTTCTCATCATAGTGTCTACGATAGTTGCGTAGTGCATCTAGACCTTGTTTTGTTTTAGGATCAAACCAACATCTAGGTATTATTCGTCTAACTGCTTGTATGCCATCCATAACATTAAGGCGAGGAGCAGTAACAATTGATAATCCTGCATCTTCTAGTGTCTCCTTACGAGATTTACCAGTACCTAATTCTCTTACTTCTACGTCATGTGGCAATATGTGTGTAAAGTGTGCATAGTCGTTATCTCGCAACCATTGCACATAGTAGTCTAATCCTTGACCATGATTTTCCATGTAGTCAATAAGACGTATTTCTTTACCTGTAAGTTGTGCTACCCAAATAGATGTAGAGTCAGAAATGCCCAAGTCCCAAGAGGTATAACTACGGCACAAGTCATCACGAGGAATCTCTGTAATGTGTGCTTTCTCTTCTATTTCATTAATTAGTTTAGAGTAAAATGATCCTTCTACAGGAGCATTGAAAGAACACTCAAACTCTTGCATAAACTTATCTTCGCCCATTTCAAGACGAGCAGCTGTAAGTTCTTGTTCGTTTAGTAGCTTTGTGTCACTAGATTTAAATTCTAGTAATTTCCATCCTTGTCCTTCAGCAGCACGATCTCGTAGACCCCTGAAGTGATTGTTGCCTTTGGGTGTTCCCATTGCAACACAGAAACCTAGTCGGTCTGTTAACGCAGGTCTGATAATGTCACTGAAGACAGATGGATTTATGTTACCTACTTCGTCTATAACTGCTCCATCGAGGTAAATACCACGAAGAGAGTCTGGGTTATCTGCACCATAAAGTGAGATACGTCTACCCATAAAGTCTACACGAAGTTCGGCAATGTTTACTTTTGCACCTAAAGGGCGTGTGTAATTAACAAGGTAATCCCATGCAATACGTTTAGATTGGTTATAGGTTGGAGCTACATATGCGTATCTAGGGTCTTTTTTTGTGCAGGTAAGTGCACTATGGATCAGCTGGTTAATGGCTGATACAGTTTTACCCATACGTCTGTGTGCTACCACTACCACAAACCTATTATCTTTTACTGCTTGGTGAATCAATTTTTGGGGGACTCGTGGTCTATACCCAGTGTCTAAAGTTTTTTGCGACTCCATATAGGGTCATCGCCTCCTAGTTGTTAAATTACCACTTTACTTTGTTTGCCCAATATGCTGCAGACATTTTGCCTTTAGCAATATTTTTGGCGTGTCGTGCCTTAAATGATTTAGCTCTTGCTGTATCTGTTTTGTCACCACTTACACCTTTTTGTCCAAAACGTATAAGTTTCTCTTTGTCACCTTCTTTTGCTAAAACAGCGTGTGATTTAGTAGGGTGGCTTGGTGTGCGTTTAGGTTTGTTAAAACCAGAGAACGTTTCTTTGCCTTTCTTAATCATTTCTTTTTAGCTGTCTTTGCTGATTGTTTAAATGCCTTTGCAGTAGGTGCACCTTTAGAACCTACCTTACGCATCTTCTCGCCAGAGCCTTCAGCGATACGTTTGCGTTTAGCATGTATGTTAGCGTATAGACCTTTAGTAGCCACTCTTCATGCCTTTTTTAGCAGGTTTAGCAGCCATCTTTTTACCTGTCTTTTTAGCGTATTCTTTAGCTTCTTTCTTACCTTTTTCTGTGTAAGCAAATTTCTTTTTTCCGACCATTGGCATAGCTTTCTCCTTATCTAGATATCATTCTTAAAAGTGTGTTTAAATCCATAGGTGGTCTTGCATTACTTACAGACATACCACCTGCTTGTGGAGGTACGTTAGTCATTGTGTTACCTAGTGGATTTGTTTGTTGGTAGTACGGTACTGCTCTTGGATTAGACATAAAAGCATTTTGTCTAGAAAACTCATCCATTTGTTGTTGCATACGAAGTTGGCTTAATCGTGCAGCTTCTGCTTCTGTAAGGTTTCCCATACCAACACCAACAGATGATCCATCCATACCACCTTGCATAAGTCTTCTAGCTTCATTTTCTGTAAGTTGACCAACACCTGCACCTGTAGGTGATGATCTGCGTAGTGCGTCTAAATATTCTAATAAGCCTGCCATAATA